GTATTTTTTCTCAAGAACTGCGTTTCATTCAACATTTAGTCGGTTGACCTAAAGCTTTCGCCTGTAAGGCGAGGGTCTTTACCCCATTATACAGACAATAAATGCAGGCGGCAACGCTGCAATTTGTTCCGCCGTGGTAAGCGGGGGGCCGTCCGCCGTGTGACCGCCGATGATTTGGAGTATTTCTTGCCTGCTCATATTGTTCACTCCTGTGTGCTTATTTTTGAAGATGTATCGTGTGGCATATATGTATGATTCGATTAGAAACACGCGAGGTCTATTTCGTAATCTTCCGAGCTGTCAGGCATCACCTGTGATGCAAGTGAAACAAGCATTCCAGCCGACTGTTGCCGTGCCGATTGACTATATAGGTGCGCCATTGGGCACATAATGGATTTCTTAACAACGCGACACTCCAACGCAAACACTATCTCAGGAGTGCGCTCGAAATAGACCTTGTCCTTTTTCCAACTCATACCGCATTTGCAGTGTTTTAGTACGATGAAATGCTTTATCCGAACTTTTATAAAATCCGCACCAATTCAAAGGATTCCCCCAAATATCATAACAGCTTCGAAAAAATGTGCGGATTTTAAATTACTTTTTCAGGGAACGCACACCACAAAAATTTGACAGGTTACTTTAGAAATTGATTTATCATTTTCATCTTCGAGAGTCGCTAATGCCTTTGCTTCTTGCTCTGTTGTTACATCCAAATAAACCATGGTCGTTTGTAATTGTGCATGCCCCAGTAAAAAGGATATTTGCAAAATATTCATGCCGTCCGCCAACCAATGGGAAGCTTTCGCATGGCGAAGTTGATGGGCGTGAATATTGATCGGAACTTCGGTACAGTGTGCATTGGAAGACACTGCGTGCTTGCGTAATTGTTTGTTGATGGCATTCTGGCTTATTTCACCGTTGAACCCGATAGTCCTTGAATAAAATACATAGGACGCTGGATTTGGCAATTCGCCGTGAAATTCTCTAATGTATTTTTTAGATGTACAACTGTTTTGAGTTGCAGATAAAGTGTTCGGATTTTACTACCCTTGCCTATGATAGTAGCATTTGGCTTATCCACATCAAGATGCAGATGTGTAATCTTCATGGATAAAATTTCGTCAATACGAGCCGCCGTGCTGTACAAGATGACCATCAACACAATATCTCTACGTCCGGTTTTTGTCGTCAAATCGGGTGTAGCTAATAACGCTTGAACTGCTCATACCTTGAACTTTTTTGCTTTGTATTTTGCGCCGTGGTACCAATGATGCAGATTGCGAAAGAAATAGGAATGAAATATCTCTACTGCCAAGATGATTAAGGAAAGCACGCAGCGAAGCCAAACGGTTATTACAAGTTTCAGCGCTGCAAGAGCGACTTTCCATAAGCCATACCAGCCACTCTTCAATAAATAGAACACTAAAGCAGTCACTACAAAAACTATTTGGGTGTAATCCTTTTTCTGTTTCAAGAAATCCGGGATACAGACTCAGTGTGTCATGATAGGATTTCAAGGCATGGCTGCGGCGGCTTTTTTGAGAAGGAACATATTCGTTTAAAAACGAGTTAATATGGCTTGCTATTAAAACCGATTCGTTAGAGGCGTTCATCATCGTTCACCTCCGGAATCATATCGTTATCTGTTTGCGTTCTAAGAATATCTGCCAGCCCCGGAACAAGTGAATAATAATATTTCGTGCTTTCCAAAACACTGTGTCCCATGCTTCAGCTAAGATAAAGCAATTTTTTATGAACTCCAAAACCCTCATCAATCCAGCTATTGATATTTTCAATAGCGTAATTGTGCTGGAGTTCATATGCAGTAGCTCGACTTTCACTACATAGGCTCCAAACTTGTCGGAAATTATCTTGAACCCACTTATTTAAATGGAAAGAATCGTTTCGTGCCGGGAAAAAATAAGTTCGATTTGGACATTGCTTGTTAATGACATCATCATACTGGCGCAACAACAACGCCATGGAGTCGTGCAGTGCAACATAATGCTGATTATGTCCCTTAGAACATCGGATATTTAGAATGCCCTGAGAAAGATTAACATCTTCCCTTCGCAACATACGTGCTTCACTCGTTCTGATTCCGCTACTATACAACAAACGAAAGAAAACAAGGACTGTTGTGCGCTGCAATAGCTGTCCTCCCGCATATGATCCGGGTATCGAATCGCAAGCGGCGAAGAATTTTTTAATTCCGCCTCATTAAAAGCATGAGGAATATATACACTTGGCTCTTTTTGCGAAATCGTAGGCTCTTTGACAGTCGTTTTTCCGCGACTACGTAAATAACGTATGAATCCAACCACCGCATAAATCCTCGTTACACAAGAGTTGTTTATCTCTGTTTTTCTTTGGCAACACCAAGAATCCACCATTTCTTGTGTCAATTCGCAGGCATCTGGGTATTGTTTCTCACCGTATTTGTCAAAACGATCCAGTGTGACTGCATAGGTGGATTCGTTCCACTGCCCGGAAGCTTTTTGAAATGTCACAAATTCCTGCATAAGTGGCGATAGGAAAGAACTGAAATCACGCATCAGCAAATATCTCCTTCCGAATAGGAAGGTTTTCAATGCTTAAAGCGCAATTTTTAAGATGTTTGGAATCAGCACTTAAATAGACTTCAAGTGAATCGGGCGAGGTATGTCCAAGTGTCCTGCTAATAACTGGCTGCGGGATGTCATTACCCAAAGGCTCTGTTGCAACATGATGGCGGAACAGATGGAAACCCTTGCGGTCATTGACTTCTTGTCGGATACCCGCAACTTTCATGATTCTTCTCGAAATATAACCAAGACTGACATCCTTTAATCGCCGATGCGGATACCTGTATGTCACAAAAAACTTTTCACACTCGGTGTTCGGGCGTTCATACTGGAGGTAGTCGAAAAGAGCATTGCCAACAGTCGCTGTCAAAGGAAGTTCAAGCGGTACACCTGTTTTGTGTTGACAGAAATGTAATCGGTCATTCTCCCAATCCACAGCATTCAGGGGAAGCCTGGCAATGTCACAACAACGTATTCCCGTATATAATGCCAGTGTTCCGATTGCCCTATCCCTGAGAGAAAGTAATGAAAGCTCATCTTTCAACGTTTGCTTCAAGTGGGTTATTTCTTCTGGCTGAAGATATTGAATATTTTTACGCACTGCTCGCAGCGATGGTAAAAATGTCAATATTTTCATAATAATTTCAGGGTTTTGGGGAGCACAGGTTCTTAAAACCGCCGCAACATTCTTTTCACTTGCGTAACCTCTTAACAAAATATTTTCTGGTGACATAAATTCTGCTAAAATAGCTTCTTCTGTAATTTTTTTCAGTGAGTTGATACCTTTTTTCTAAAGATCGAATAAGAAACTGCCTGCAATGCGAGAATCAATGTAAACTGTACTATCCTTCATACCTCGCGCTTTAGCTACGGTACAATAAAAATCAATTACACTCTTGAACTCATTTGACAGAAAGTGATATTTACTGCGTTGTACAATTTTTTGTCGTTGTTGCCCATCAGGATATTGGCCACGAACATCAAAGTTTTCTATCATTCCTAACAATGTTAACTTGTAGCCAAGAGTCTTTGGGTTACCTATGTTCTCGGCATATTTCAGATAGATGTCCTCATACGATGTCCATGCTTCGGTTGCCACATGTGAAATAACTCGAGTGATTTCGCACCTGATTTTTCTGATATAATCTTTTGAATATCCTTTTTCATGAACCTCTCAGCGTTGTAATGAATTTCCCTATTGGTGAGGATTTTATAAAAGTTCGGATAAAACAGTTTATCAGAAATTGCCACGATAACCAAAAACAAAGAAATGCTTCTATATCGGCATTTCATGAAGTGTTACGGAGTGGAAAAAAGCAGGAGAATGTATGTAAATCGTACATTACTCCTGCACCACTCCTACAGACTAACTCCTACACGCGATACATGTCATTTTATTTTTTCAATTTCCTCTTTTAACCATTCCATCTCTCGTTTCGTATACACCTTTTCTGTAATGTCGGCGATTTTGTGACCGATCATATACTTTATAGCGTACTCGTCAACCCCGTGTTTTTTTGCTGCTGTTACGAAGTGGGTTCGTCCGTCGTGCGGTCTATGCTCGGGGTTTAATCTTAATTCGCTTCGAACTCTACAAAAACCTTTTTGATACCGATCATATGTGAACGCGATACTTTTGTTATGGGCATTAGGTTCGATATATGTAAACAGATGCATACTCTTGAGTTTCACGGCCTCGTTATATCTTTGCAAGATAAGAGGTCGTATTCGAGAATGGATGGGCACAAGGCGGTCGGTTCCGGCATCTGTCTTTATTCCGCCCTTGAACACCCAATTTTCGAGGTCGACATTCGCTAACTCGATTAGCCCAAGTTCTTGAGGGCGCCAGCCCGAATAGCATTGAATGAGAATGGCATCAATGTATCGTTTTGTGGCGACGTTGTCCCAAAGCAATTTCATTTCATCATCGGTGAACGCTAAATGACCTTTTTTTACAGTCGTTATTTCCTTAAAAACTTCGTCTGCGAGCTTAAAACTTCGTGAGTAATTGCGGTCAACCAGTTCGTACTCCAGTGCGTAATCTAACATAAGGTTGAATAACGACTTTATTTTGTTTTTCATAAAAGCGCTCGGCTTCTGCTCTTTTCCTCTCACGATGGACAGACCTTCTTCCATGCATCCTTTAACGTGCCGGGCACGGATATCCATAACGCGCATGTTGTGCACCGAAGAACAAAACGCCCAAGCAGACTGCACGGCCCTTGCACTTGCGTCGGTTTTTAGCGTTTTGAAATATTCATCCGACCATCTTTCGAATAGTTCGTTTGCAGTTAGGGCGGGACCTAAATCATATGGGTTCTTGTTATATTCTACCAGCGCCGCATAAGCGTCATTATATGTAGGAAAGTATGATTCTGGTTTCAGGGGTTTACAAATCGGTCTACCGGTTGGCGTTTTCCCAATAGACACCATCGCCCGAAACGGATTTCGGAGATTCCTGTTTTTGATTTCGCTGATTTGACCAAAGCCATTCGGTAGCCGTCTTCGTTTATTGGGTTTCCGAGATGATTGACGCTTTATATTTGGTTGTAACGGATAGCCGCAATGAGGACAAGACATAGCTTTATCACTGACTTGCAACTCACATTCGGGGCATTTTATCAACATTTTTCTACCCTCCTCTTGCTTTTCTCTCATTGATCATATATGATTGTGTAGGATTTGTCAATTCCTACATTTTGGTTTTATGAGGGTATATATGGTTGTTGAAAACGAATCATGCTGCCCCTGTTGCAGCGGGGGGTTACGATATTACGATAGTGTAAAGAGGATAACGAGAACGAAAGGTCGTCGAACCTCTTGGATTACAATACGGCGACTTCGTTGTTCTGATTGTGGTTCGTTACACCGGGAAATCCCCGACTCTATACTTCCGTATAAGCAGTACGAAGCGGAGATCGTTATAGGCGTATTGGAAAATCTTATATCCTCAGAAACATTAGGTTATGAGGACTACCCATGTGAGATGACAATGCTCCGATGGAAGGCGCGAAAACTACAATTCGTGTTATGAAGAATTGATTATCGGTGTGAACCGATTATATTGCATCTGGGAAAGGGTCGTTGACAGCGGCTCTTTCTTTTTTCTCACTCAGTTTGTTTTTACGGCACGTAGTTTTTATTCTAGAATAGCCATAGAAAGGGGGTGGCAGTGAATGGATGAAGTGGCGTGGGGTCAAGGCTCTGTGCCGGTTGCGGTAGCCGCCAGGGTATACGGAAAAGACGCGTCGTGGATACGAATAGGTATCGTTGTTGGGTGGTTACCGATTGGTAAAGCAACCAGGGACGGAAAGCTAGTAAGCACCGTTGAAGAAATGAGCTCTAAGCTTGGCCGAATTAATTTTTATATTTCTCCCAAACGATTATGGGAGGAAACGGGATACGTATGGAAAGGGGAAAAGATATGAGTACAACGATTCGCCCTGAATTATCCAGTAAAAACAAATACTGGATTGAAAGACATCGGTACTACGAATTGAAACATTTTTGTCTGCAATACCCGATATGGAAGAAATCGCATGTAGCATTAGACGGATTGAGTAGAAGGCCCGTTGACCTAACCGGCTTTTCCCGAACGAACGCCATAGATGATCCGACAGCCAAATGCGCCGAGGAAAGAGAATACTATTCCAAACGGATGGAACTGGTCGAACAGGCCGCGATAGCGGCTGACCCAGATCTTTCAAGTTATATTTTACAAGCCGTGACCGAGGGCATATCGTACGAGCATTTGAAAGCTAGATTAAAAATTCCATGCTGTAAAGATACCTATTACGACTTATACAGACGCTTCTTTTGGATGCTGAGTAAGGCGCGACAATGATATGAAAATTGTGAGCGTGGCTATTCAAAGGTTGTATCAATTTAACTGTCCGAATTGTGGCAGTAAGCTCGAAGCAGAGAGTCAAGAGCTTGTCGACGTAGGCGGAAAGATAAGTAGATTCTTCTGCCCTGTGTGCCAAAAGGAATGTTATATTACTTGGTCTGAACTTCGTAAAAAGACGGTTTATGAGAACTAAAAATTGAGAATTGGGCCCTTGCAAGGGCTCTTTTCTTTTGCAGTACGCAGGTGACTGGAAAACGTGCTATTTTAGTATATGGAAAAATCCTTAGATAGAAGTAAAAAGATTTGAAGGAGGCGGCAAGGAGTATGTGGTTGCTAATGTTTATCGGTGGATTTACTACGTGTTATTTGCTCATAGTGCTTGGTACAAAAAGAAAGGTCGTTGGTTCACTCCGTATAGATAGGTCCGATCCGGAAGACGGGCCTTATCTGTTTCTTACGCTATCAAAAGAGATATCCGAGCTTGCGCGCAAGCCCTTTGTTATTTTAAGGGTGGAACTCAAAGAGCGGCACCCGCACAAATAACACCTTCTTTAATGAAACTAATAAATCTTGAAAGGAGATTAAAAATGGACGAGGAAATCAGAAACTTATTGGGGGAAGAGATTAAGGCAGAATTTGAGAATTTAACGCTCGTGCACCCGGGAAGCAAAGAAAAATCAACAGCGATTGATAATCTGGCGACACTCTACAAATTGAGGCTTGAAGAAACTAAAAACGAACGTGATTTTACTGAGCGGTATAACAAAACCGTCGACGAAGCGGAAGCCCGCGAATGGGACGAGCAGCTCAAGAAAAGTCAGTTCGAAGAACAAATCAAGGAACGATACTTCAAGTTGGGGGTTGAGGTTGCCGGGGTTGTACTGCCGTTGATTCTGTACGCGTTCTGGATGCGAAGAGGGTTTAAGTTTGAAGAAACCGGAACCTTTACCTCGACAACGTTCAGAGGACTGTTTAACCGTTTTAGACCGACCAAATAGGATTTAGTAGACAAAACGAGGAGGTGCATGAATCACATGGCCTTTTCGTTTTCCGGGAGAGCGTATGCGTTATCATCATGAAAAACCGTCGATTTATTTATCCATGTACGGAGAACATTATATTTGTGACCACCCGGTTTACAATAGCTGCACGCTTTTTAAGATTGGCGGGTTCGGATTAAGTGTAATCCAACAACGATTCGATGCGGATACTAAAAGCATATGGTGGAGCGAAGTAGATGATTGGATCACGGATGATTTATATTTACACCCTAGCTTTCTTACCTATTTCAAGGAGCGTGCAGGAACTTGCACGGACGGGTTATACCCCACGGTTACGCTCAGACAAATCATGTGGGCGTTGAAGATGAAACCGATTCCTAAGAAACGTTGGGAAACTGTTTTCGACAGACGGGATATTTGACGCATTATTTGCAAGGCCTTTTATGGAAAGGGGGTTATGATATGAATAACGAAAACAAAGTTTTAACGTACACAACGGCGTTTGCAATAGCGTCGGCAGGAATACTAATGATGGCGTTGGTACCCGCGGCTATGGGAATTAGACAGACACAAAAAGCAGTTGCGTTTAATCAAATAGCTGACGGACATCGGATGATATCGTTAGCTAAGAACTACGATGCTAAGGCGGCCGCGTTGGCGATAAAAACTATCGTGTCAGAAACATTATAACCGAACAACCAGAAGGGTGAGACCAAACAAGGCCTCTTCCCTTTTTATGTCTGCGCGAAAAAGACACCCCCTTTTATGGAAAACTTATTGAAAGGGGGACATGATATGTCATCGATTACAGATATGATTATATCAGCGGTTTTGAAAAAAGGTGTTCTCTATGAAGCACGGAATGTAGACGCGGATGTCGAGGTTCCGATGGTCATAGGTAATCAAGAACGCAAAATCACGATAAACATTAAGTGTGAGCACATGACACTACGAATCGATAAGGACTGAGAGAAAGGGGCATAGCCTCTTCTTTTCACTTATTGGGAAAGGAGCTTTTATGAACGGTAAATCGATGCAAAGTATTAGTCGACATATTCCCGCCATTCTTACGGGACTCAGTGCGGTTGGTGTGGTGGCTACCTCGGTACTAGCGGTTAAGGCAACGCCAAAGGCTTTCGGCCTTATCAAAGCCGATAGCCGGGTTGCGCACGATGGCGACCCTTACGCTTATACGAAATGGGAGGCCGTAAAGTCGTGTTGGAAATGTTATATTCCGGCAGCCGCGGTTGGGTTATCAACGATAGCTTGTGTCGTAGGGGCCAATATCTTGAATAAAAGGAAACAAGCATCTATAGCGAGCGCATACGCATTATTACATCGCTCCTATCAGCAATATAGAGGTGCTGCGAAATCCGTTTTTAGCGAGTCCGCTGACTCACAAATCGTTGCGCAAATGGCAAAAGATACATATATTTCGGCCGACGGGGTGTCCCTATACTCCCATGAGATGGATTCGGAAAGCGAAAAGATATTATGTTACGATATGTATTCACAGCGCTACTTTACAGCCACTATGGCATCTGTTTTGAACGCGCAGTACCATATAAACCGGAATCTTTCCCTACGCGGGTGCGTTAGCGTGAACGAGTTCTATGAGTTTTTGGGACTAGACAAGCTCCCCGGAGGTTGCGGAACGGGGTGGTCATACGACGGGATGGAGTATATGGGGTTTCTGTGGCTTGATTTCGAAAACGCATATACAGAAATGGACGACGGGTTACAATGTTGTGTTATATCGGCATGTTGTCCCCCGGAGATAATTGAATGAACGCGCAAAATCCACAAGCCATATTATGAAAAGGAGGTAATGCTTTATGAATAGTAAATTGATTAAGATTCTTGGAATTGCGGCAACGGTAATCGGAATGGGGGCGACACTCATAACCGATTGGGTTAACGACAAAAAGATGGATGAAAAAATCGAAGAACGAATCAACGAAGTTCTTGCCGAAAGAGAGATGGAAGAGGAGTCCTAACAAGGGCTCTTTTCTTTTTGAAAGGGGGCTTATGTGCGACGGTGATGTACGGATACTATTACGACAAATGAAAGGAGAAACTAATGAGTAACCTGAACGTTTCAAAAACCGCCAAAGGCATACAGGCTGTCATTGGAAAACATAGCCCTGAAATTCTTACAGGCATCGGTATCGCAGGCATGATTATGACTACCGTTATAGCGGTAAGAGGGACGCCTAAAGCACTCAACCTTATTGAAAATATAAGAAAGGAGTCTGACACGGATAAGCTCACACGTCTCGAAATTATTCAAGCCACATGGAAATGTTATATTTCCGCTGCTATAACTGGTGGGTTGTCCATAGCGTGCTTGATTGGGGCGAGTTCTGTTAACGTTCGCCACAATGCGGCACTGGCAACAGCCTACGCTTTGTCGGAATCAGCGCTCAAGGAGTATCGCGAAAAAGTGGTCGAATCCATCGGTGAACGAAAAGAACAATCGATAAGAGACGCCGTAGTAAAAAGCGCGGTGGAACGTAACCCCGTTGGTAATCATGAGGTAATTATTACAGAAAAAGGCAACACCCTTTGTTACGACTCTATTTCAGGGCGATATTTCAAGTCGGATATCGACAAGATAAAAAAGGCCGTACTCGAAATAAACTGGAACTTGCTTCGCGAGTCCTATGTGTCGCTCAACGATTTCTATTACGAAATCGGGCTAAGCAACACGAAGTTCGGTGAGGATTTGGGTTGGAAAATCGAGGATGGCCATGTCGAAGTACGCTTTAGCTCGCAACTGGCGGAAGATGATACACCCTGTCTTGCACTCGACTATACAATAGCCCCACGATACGATTATCGTAGTTATTATTAATTGCGCGAAAAAAACATAGGCTTTAATGGAAGAACTATACTTTATATTCTGAAAGGAGAATAATGATGGACACGAACGAAATTATGACAAACGGAAATGTTGTTGAAATGGCGGAGGAACTTGTTACGACCGGTCCTAGCGGAGGCGTGATAATGGCGGTTATTTTTGGTGCAGGCGTACTTGGAGGCATATTTGCCAGCAAGTATGTGGTTGCGCCGATTATGGCTAAATTGAAGGCTCGAAAGGATCAAAACCAAGAGCCAAAGGCAATCAATTGACGAAACGTTTGATGACGAAACCATCGAAAGCGAGTAACTGAATAGCGGTTCTTTACAAGGGATGAGCGCCTTTAACAGGGCGCCTTCCCTTTTCTTTATCACGGAAAGGAGTAAATAGCATGGAAGTATTTAGATCTAACTCCCATAAGTCAAAGGAAACACAGACCGGGCTAGACACGGTTAGAAAAATAGAGAAAGTTGTTACCGGAGAAGCGAAGTTTCGGAAGAAGAGCGGGATACGGAAATTCACAGATGTATTTCTTTCGAAAGATATCGGGGATTTGAAATCCTATATTTTTCTCGAAGTCATTATCCCGGCCATCCGACAAGCCGTTTGGGAAGTCGGGTCGAACGCGCTTGACACCATTCTCCACGGCGAAACCGGGCATACGCGGAAAAACTCGGCGACCTCGAAGGTATCATATAGAAGTTACTACGATAAATCGAACGACAGAAAAGACTCATATTCATCGTCAAGACCCGCAAAGGGGTATATGCAGGATGACATTATTCTGGATAATCGGGGTGAGGCTGAAGAAGTGTTGTCTAGCATGGCAGAGATTGTATCAAGATATGGCTTGGTTAGAGTTGCAGATTTGAACGAATTAGTCGGTATCACCGGGTATCATACAGACAACAAATATGGCTGGACAGATATTGGAAGTGCCGATGTGGTCAGGGTGAGAGACGGGTACATGCTCAAACTACCCAAGGCGCTTCCAATTGACTAGGAGGGATATCATGGGCGGATACAATACGGGTTATGGATATGTTGGCCTAGTTGCCGGACGATGGATATTGTTTGCAACGGAGTCGGAATATCACGAATACTTGAAAGAGGAGAGATAAACATGACAAGGGCGGAAACCTTAGAGAAGGCCAGGGAATGTGTATGTGGACAGCGGCAAGAAGATTATGGTTCCCTGGAGGATAACTTCCGCGTAATCGCTAATTTGTGGGCAGTGTATAAGGACATCCCCTTCTCAACAACTGATGTGGCGATGATGATGGCATTGTTAAAAATCGCCAGAATCAAATCGGGAACGGGAACAGATGACAGTTTTGTGGATTTGGCCGGGTATGCGGCCTGTGGGGCGGAAGCGACCTCGACCAAAGAGATATTGTATAATGAGGTGCTTTTTGATAAGGAAGAGCTATCGTCGTGCATCGTGCTTTTCGACAAGGAGGAGGATGCGGTCAAAGCGTTATCTGCTATGTTCGAATCCGTGAATACTTACGGATTCGTCTGTGTGGGGGACCTAGTTGGTAGTGCAGGGTCATATATAGACACCAAGTATGGTTGGAAAAATCTAACCGGCAGCAAGGTTGTACAAAAGAAAGGTCGGACCGAGTACATGCTTCAATTACCCGAACCAATACTACTTGACAAGGAGAATGATTATGAATAAAGCGGAGCTTATAACAAACGTAGGGTTGTCGTTTCGAAAGATTGGCTTCCGAATCCAGAAGCACAGTCCTGAAATCCTTGCAGTAGCAGGGGTGGTTGGTGTAATCGCCAGCGCGGTTATGGCGTGTAAGGCGACGACGAAAGTCAGTGATATTTTAGAAAAGGCGAAAGAAGATATCGACAAGATACACGACTGCGCGGCGGACGAAGCGTTGGCTGACGAATATAGCCCCGACGATGCAAAGAAAGATTTGTTGGTAGTCTATGTGCAAACCGGCGTTAAACTCGCAAGGATATACGCGCCCTCTATTGCATTGGGGATTCTCTCTCTGGGTAGTCTTCTGACATCAAATGGTATTCTACGTAGGAGCAACGTTGCGCTGGCGGCGGCCTATGCAACGGCGGATAAAGGGTTCAAGGAATATCGCAATCGCGTGGTTGAACGCTTTGGCGCGGAAATTGACCGCGAGATTCGACACAATATCAAGGCGCAGCAGATTGAAGAAAAGATTATGGATGAAAACGGTAAGGAGAAGAAGGCCAAATCAACCATAAACGTTGTTGACGGCCTCGACTCTTACAGCGAATACTCGCGTTTCTTTGACGATGGCTGCACGGGATGGGAAAAAGATTCCGAGTACAATCTGATGTTTCTGCGTACGCAACAGCAGTATGCCAACCAATTGTTGCGGGCAAACGGTCGTCTGTTTTTAAATGAGGTGTATGATATGCTCGGTATCCCCAGAACAAAAGCGGGTCAGGTGGTTGGTTGGGTGTATGATTCTGAAAACTCTATCGGCGACAACTATGTTGATTTTGGCATTTACGACACCTATAAGCCAAACTGTCGCGACTTCGTTAACGGTTACGAACGTGTTATTTTACTCGATTTCAACGTGGATGGCAATGTATGGGATTTGATGTGAATGACAGGTGTACGCAGTGTCGGAACAGACAATCTACACCAAAACGAGATTAACTACCCTTTGTCTGTCGTATGGCATGAAGGGTAGTCTTTATTTTTAGGAGGTATTTACATGAGCGATTCATCACTATATGTTTGGTTAACTGTTACTGTTCTAGTAGTTTCGGCAATTTCGAGCGGTTATGTTTTTGGTAGTGAAACAAGCGTTAACACCATACCTACAGAAACGATTGCCACATATGAGCCGACTGAATCGGCTATACCGGTTGTTGCTGAAGATCCAAAAACGGCAGACTACTTTGATAATGCAGCAATTGTGCCCGTAGAAGTTACATCTTGCGAAGGGGTGACTGTTGAACCGACCCATATATCCGAGGCCGATATCGAATTACTCGCATTATTGACTATGGGTGAAGCAGAAGGCGAGAGCGAGGAAGGAAAGAGGTTGGTAATTGATACCGTGCTCAACCGGGTAGATTCGCCGTATTATCCGGATACGATACGAGAAGTTATTTATCAACCCAATCAGTTTTCGCCTATGTGGAATGGTAGAATTGAGCGCTGTGAGGTTCGAGAGGACATATGCCAGTTGGTGCGTGAAGAACTCGAATCACGAACCAATTATGATGTAATTTTCTTTACGGCGGGACAATACAGCAAGTACGGAAACCCGTTATTTCAGGTCGGGAACCACTATTTTTCAAGTTATGAATAGAGAGGAGATAAAACGATGAAAAACTCATTAACCGTATTATCCTATACGCTAGCTGCCATGGCGGGGCTTTGTTTTGTCGGGGGCGTTGCTGTTTTATCCGGCGGAAAGGAGTAGATTACTCAAATGAGTGGGATGGAAAATCTTATGTACATACTTGACGATGTGCTAGATACAAAGCGAAAAAGGCATATCGCTGGCGGTATATTAGTAAGTATTTCACTACTGTTCGGTGGATTGGCGTTCACTGTTATGACTCTAAAAAACGAGGAGGGTAAAAATGAATAATAAATTTACGAGTTGTCTGATATTTTTAGCCGGCGCGAGTCTTGGAGCTGCTGCGGCGTGGCAGTATTGTAAGTGTAAATATGCGAAGATTGCGCAGGAGGAAATAGACTCTGTAAAAGAGGTGTTTTCTAAACGCAATGTGCCAACGGTTGCGGGCGAGACATCGGACTGGCGACTCGACGAGATCGAATATCAGACCGGCGATAAACCAAGTGTCGTCGAATATGCGAAGTTTGTGCGCGAAAAGGAGTACACACCCTATAACGGCGCATATATTACCGACCAGAAAGAAGAGGAAGATGCAGCTATGGATGAAAGTAAACCGTACGTTATCCCTCCGGAAGTATTCGGTGACGAAGACGACTATGAGAGAATTAGTCTTACCTACTATGCGGACGGGGTTTTGGCGGACGACGCAGACCAATTGATAGAGAATATTGATGACACCGTTGGCATAATAGCGTTGGGGAGTTTTGGCGAGTACGAGGAAGACTCCGTGTTCGTCAGGAACGATGCGCTGAAATGCGACTTCGAAATCCTTCTGGATTCTCGAAAGTATTCGGATGTTGTCCCGCCCCCTAAACCTCACAACATTAAACGGTCGCGCGTTACGGAGGATTAAATGGTAGAAAACGAGTTGAACAATGAATACTTTGAATGGATGTGTCGGCTCGTATGTAACGAAAGATATTCTAAAAGGCTATCCTATCGAAAGCTTCTAAGTCATCTTCATGATATAGACTTTACCTATACCATTGGGCTAGACGCGAATAGAGCCGACGATGGGATAGACCTTCGATATCGGTTTGGGTACGAGCATCGATATGGTGACGTGATAATTGCTAAACATCTAGATATTCAACCATGTAGTGTTCTGGAAATGATGGTCGCGCTTTCCATGCGGTGCGAGGAACATATTATGGATGACCCAAGCATCGGCGATAGAATGGGGCAATGGTTCTGGAACATGATTGCTAGTTTGGGGCTGAAGGATATGAGCAATGCGAGATTTGACAAAGAGCACACGAATGATATTCTTGCACGGTTTATGAATCGCGAGTACGAACAAAACGGCAAAGGAAGCCTATTTACGATTCATTCTTGTCAACGCGACTTAAGAACCGCCGAGATTTGGTATCAGATGTGTTGGTATCTTGACAGTATATTATAGAGGAGGGGTGAACGATGATCGACTTTCTTCTGATTTCAACGCGCAGTACAAAGCGCGGAGTCATTGAAATCTATCCAAAGTTCATCATCAAGAAAAGCTCCGACCTCATGATACGAGGGGGCGATTTCTATGCCGTTTGGGTGGAAGACCGAGGGTTATGGTCTACAGACGAACAGGATGCGTTGCAGCTAATCGACCGCGAGCTGGATAAGTACGCGGAAGAGAACCGCCAAAAATTCGATGCCAACATCAAGGTTTTACACATGTGGGATGCTGAAACCGGCATGATAGACTCGTGGCATAAGTACTGTCAAAAGCAACTAAGAGACTCCTTTCATATGTTGGACGAAAAATTGATATTTTCAAACCACGACACCAATAAAAGCGATTATGCCAGCAGGAAGCTAAATTATCCGCTTGAACCGGGAACTATGCCCGCTTACGACAAACTGATGTCCACACTGTATGCAAAAGACGAGCGGCATAAAATCGAGTGGGCGATTGGCTCCGTGGTGTCCGGCGACTCTAAACGGTTGCAGAAATTCATGGTGCTATATGGTGCAATGGGAACAGGTAAATCTACAGTTCTTGACATCATTCAACAGTTGTTTGAGGGATATTATTCGGTCTTTGATGCGAAGGCTCTTGGTTCTTCCAGTAACGCCTTTGCTTTGGAGGCATTTCGGTCCAACCCTCTTTTAGCTATACAGCACGATGGTGACCTTTCCCGCATTGAAGACAACACAAGACTCAATAGTTTGGTTTCGCATGAACTTATGACTGTGAATGAGAAATTCAAATCGATGTATGCCAATCGGTTCAAGTGCTTCCTGTTTATGGGAACCAATAAACCCGTAAAGATTACGGACGCAAAATCGGGGCTGATTCGACGATTGATTGATGTTTCTCCGTCCGGGAACAAACTACCACAAAAGGAATACAGGGCAACGATAAAACAGATAGAGTTCGAGCTAGGCGCAATTGCATACCATTGCCAAGAGGTATATCTAAGTGACCCGAGTAAGTATGACGATTATATTCCGGTGTCGATGCTGGGGGCATCTAACGACTTTTATAACTTTGTTATCGACTCGTATCATGTTTTCAAAAAAGAAAACGGCACCACTATGAAGGCTGCATGGGAAATGTACAAAACGTACTGCGACGAAGCGAAGGTTGTATATCCATTTTCGCAACGAGTCTTTAAAGAGGAACTCAAAAACTATTTTCACGAGTATAAGGAACGATCCAATTGCGAGGACGGTACTCGTGTGCGTAGTTATTTCGAAGGGTTTCGGACGGATAAATTTGAAGCCGCAACCGACGATGAGAAAACAGAATCTACCACCCCATCGATTCAATTTATTGAAACAAGTTCTATATTTGACACGGAATGTGCGGATTGCCCGGCCCAGTACGCCACTTCCACAGAAAAGCCGCTTGCCAAATGGGATAGCATAACCTCTACATTGTCGTGCTTGGACACCGCAAAGGTTCATTATGTTAAACCTCCGGAGAATCATATCGTTATCGATTTTGATATTCCGGACGAAAGCGGTAACAAATGTTTTGCGCGGAATGTCGAGGAAGCGAGTAAGTGGCCCCCCACCTACGCAGAAATCAGTAAGAGCGGTAACGGCATTCACCTTCATTATATTTATACGGGAGATCCATCAAAGCTAAGTCGGGTGTACGATGACTGCGTGGAAATCAAAGTTTTTAGCGGCAACAGTTCATTGCGGCGCAAGTTGACCAAATGTAATGATTTACCCATAGCAACGATTAGTTCAGGTTTACCACTGAAAGGAGAAAGCAAAATGGTGAATTTTGATACTATAAAGAGCGAAAAGGGGCTTAGGACACAGATAAAGAAGAATCTCGACAAGGAGGTACATCCGGGGACTAAGCCCAGTATCGACTTTATTCATAAAATACTGGAGGATGCGTACGCCAGCGAGTTGAATTATGATATTACAGACATGCGAAACGCGGTACTCGCTTTTGCAGCGAACAGTACGAATCAGGCCGATTACTGTATCAAGCTGGTGAACAAAATGCAATTTAAATCGGCAGAGCTGTCTACAGGGGCTAAGAGCGAGAATGATATACTAGCCTTCTACGACGTTGAGGTGTTTCCAAACCTGTTCTTGGTGAACTGGAAGTTTGAGGGGGAAGGAAAACCCATCGTGCGGATGCTCAATCCTCCTCCCTCCGAAATAGAAGAACTCATGCGACTTAACTTGGTTGGGTTCAATTGTCGGCGGTACGATAATCATATTTTGTACGCACGACTTATGGGGTATACGAACGAGCAAATATACAACTTATCCCAGAAAATTGTTAGCGGCAGCCCGAATTGTTATTTTGGGGAGGCATACAACGTTTCATATACTGATGTGTACGATTTCTCCAGTAAAAAACAATCTCTGAAAAAGTTTGAGATTGAACTCGGGCTTCGTCATCAAGAATTGGGGCTTCCTTGGGACCAACCTGTGCCTGAAGAGTTATGGCAGAAGGTTGCGGAATATTGCGATAACGATGTTATTGCGACGGAGGCCACATTTAACGCTCGAAAATCGGATTTTCTGGCAAGGCAGATTCTTGCGGATTTAGCGGGGATGACTGTTAACGACACTACAAACACCTTGACAACCAGAATTATATTTGGGTGCAACCGAAAACCGCAAGACCGGTTTAGGTATCGGAATCTCGCAGAGCCGGTGTTCGACCTTGATCAGGAAACTATCAGGTTCCTAAAAGACGCGGCCCCCGAGATGATGGCGCAAAGGCATGGAGCTAAAAAGAGTGTGCTTCCCTATTTCCCTGATTACATGTTCAAAAACGGCAAATCAACATATCGCGGAGAAGAAGTCGGAGAAGGCGGATGTGTACGGGCAAAACCCGGCATACATGTTAATGTTGCGGTGCTTGATGTCACCTCCATGCACCCGCACAGTGCTATCATGGAAGTTCTATTCGGGGTGGAGTTTACCAAACGGTTTAAGGAAATTGTCGATGGTCGGGTAAGTATTAAACACGAAGCATGGAGTATCGTCGATAAGATATTGGATGGTAAACTAACCTCTTATATCCAGAAAGTAATTAATGGCGAAATTACTTCCAAGCAACTCGCGGACGCTTTGAAAATCGCTATTAACTCCGTGTATGGTCTTACTGCCGCCGGATTTGACAACGCCTTCCGCGACGCTAGAAACAAAGACAATATTGTAGCCAAGCGTGGAGCCCTGTTTATGATTGACCTCAAGCACGAGGTAAAGAAACGGGGCTTTGTTGTTGCCCATATTAAGACCGATTCCATTAAAATTCCCAATGCGACACCGGAAATTATTCAACTTGTTATGGAGTTTGGGAAACGGTACGGTTACACGTTTGAACATGAGGCTACATACGACCGAATGTGTTTGGTCAACGATGCGGTTTATATTGCCCGTTATAAGGACGCCGAACATTGCATGTCGTTATATGGTTATATCCCCGGCGAAAACCGCAAACATGGAAACGAATGGACAGCGACCGGCACGCAATTTGCGGTGCCTTATGTGTTCAAAACCCTGTTTAGTAAAGAACCTCTTGTCTTTGAGGATATGTGCGAAACCAAATCCGTCACGACCGCCTTATATTTAGATAAGAACGAATTGTTGTCAGAAGAACACGACTACCATTTCGTAGGCCGGGTTGGTCGTTTCTGTCCGATAAAAGAGGGTTGCGGTGGCGGGATCCTTTTACGAGAAACGACCACAAAGGCCGGAGAAAAAGGGTATGCTGCTGCGAGCGGCTCAAAGGGATATCGCTGGCTGGAATCCGAGATGGTTCGCGAGCTTGGCAAGGAGGAACACATCAATCGCTCGTATTACGACAAACAGGTCGACGACGCGGTTAAGTCTATATCCGAATATGGCGATTTCGAGTGGTTTGTTTCGGAAGAACCCTATCGCGAGGTCGATGTAGGCACGCCTCCTTGGATAACACCTTGCGGTGACGAAAAATATGACACATGCTTTGATTGTCCAAGCTTTAAGGATAGGTGTTGCGGCCGCGGTTATGATATTTCGGATGTGATTTTAGGTGATGCCCCCGGAAAAAACGCCCCTAAGGACGAATAAAAAATAAAGGAGAATGAACATGGCTTATAAAAATGTAGAAGACCTCGTTATCGAGAATGCTAGGATTATATTTCGAAACTTTACCGGCAGGGAAGCGAAGTACAACGATCCGGGAGTTCGCAATTTTTGTGTAATCATCGAGGATGCGGGGGTGGCGCAAAACCTGGCGGACGACGGTTGGAATGTACGGATTCTACCGCCTCGTGGCGAAGACGAAGAAGGTAAACATTATATTCAAGTCGCGGTCGGCTTCGAGCGTTTCCCGCCGAGAATATTCATGGTTACTCAAAAAAGAAAAACCCTTCTAAATGAGGGGAATGTCGAGAGCCTTGATTATGCGGAAATTATTAATGTAGACTTAACGATTCGCGCGCGCGTTTGGGACGATAACGGACGACGCAGGGTTAAGGCTTATTTGAAAGAAATGTACGCAACTATTGAGGAGGACCGTTTCGCGGATAAATATTCCCATTTGGATAATCCAGATGAGGACGAGAGTTTCTGCTGATAACGAGGTTGTTATAAGGGCGCCGGTCATTATGGCTGGTGCCTTTCTCTTTGAAAGGAGAGCAAAAATGACATACGAATCATGGAATAAGAAGGTTCAAGAACAGGTAAAAGATTTCTTTGGAATTCGGTTTCCCTCGAGAGAATTCGTAAAAACGGAGCCAAGGCGTTTGCCGGGTTTCGAACCGGTAGTTCATCCTGTTACTCCGCAGACGGATGTTGTTTCCGAGCCAAAAACGGTCAAGTTTCCAAAGACAACAGTGGCTAGAACAGAAAAACATCACGTGAAAGAGTTTGTAAGGATATTCAAAGACATTACCTATCGTCATAACCCATGGGAGATTTGGAAAGATTTTATCACTATGTTTGCGTGCGCATTATCTAACGCTGTAGACAAATCACATTATGACGAGCGTGAAGCCCTTTATATGAGTCTAATTAATAAATATAATAAATCGGACCAACCCCGCTTCTCAGAATTGGCGGCGGAAACGGTTATGGCGTTGGATGAGGATCAGGAGCAAGACTTTCTCGGAAAGATATTTATGGAGTTGAACCTCGGCAACGACGCTACAGGTCAAATTTTTACTCCGTATGGTGTATGCCGATTAATGGCGGATATATCGATGGGTGATATTCTCGAAACTGTGGACAAGCAGGGCTATGTGCCCATCCACGACCCTTGTTGCGGCGCGGGCGCAACTTTGATTGCAGGGGTTCATGCCGCAAAAAGGCAGTTAGAGACTTCAGGACTTAACTATCAAAATCACGTGTTTGCCGTTGCCCAGGATATTGATGCTACGGCTGCTTTGATGTGTTATATTCAGTTATCGCTTCTTGGTGTGGCCGGGGGAGTCAAAATTGGGAATAGCTTGACCGAACCTATACTTGCGTCAGATACAACGGAGAATTACTGGTTTACGCCGATGTATTTTTCTGATGTATGGGCGACTAGGCGTGCTCTTCGTAGAATGGATGATATGATGAAGGAGGCGGGTAATAAATGAACACAGATAAACTTGGCGGCCTCGCTTACAAAATAGGTTATATTTTTGCGGCGGTTGTCGGTCTATGTATAACTGTTGCGATAATCGGGCTAACGATTAAGTTTTTGCTTTGGATATTCTAAATGGACGGGAGGCGACGAATGAATGTCTATCGAGTTATCCGACCATCAGATTGAAGCCGTGGAACAGATGAAAAATGGTTGTATTCTATGCGGCGGGGTTGGCTCTGGGAAATCCCGAACCGCACTTGCGTATTATTATCTACAAAATGGCGGCGACCCCGCGAGTCTGCTTGGCGGGGATTATATTCCGATGGACGACGTTCGCGTCAAAGACCTCTACATTATTACAACCGCGAGGAAACGTGATACGTTGGAATGGGAGGGGGAGTTTTCTCCCTTCCTGATTTCTACGAACTCGAAAGTCGGGTTGTATCGCAACAAGGTGGTCATTGATTCGTGGAACAACATCGGTAAGTACGCTAAGGTTACGGGCGCGTTCTTCGTATTTGACGAGCAACGGCTTATCGGTAGTGGTGCATGGGTAAAATCGTTTCTCAAGCTTGCGAAGATTAACGATTGGATTTTGCTTTCGGCAACCCCTGGGGATTCATGGAAGGACTACATCCCCGTGCTTATCGCGAACGGTTTCTACAAGAATCGGACGGAGTTTACACGAGAACATGTGGTTTTTAGCCATACCAGTAAGTACCCCCAAGTTGAGCGATATTTGAATACGCACAAATTGATGAGACTCCGTGCCCAGATATTAGTAAATATGAAGTTTCAACGCAAAACAGTGTCCCATCATGAGGACGTGTACGTTTCGTACAGCGTGGAAAAGTATAAGGATGTTTCTCGGAACCGTTGGAATCCTTATACAGACGAGCCCATCGTAAACGCCAGCGACCTTTGTTATATTTGGCGCAAGATTGTGAACTCGGATGAGTCCAGACAACAGGCGTTACTCGAAATATTCGAGAAACATCCTCGCATCATTGTGTTTTACAATTTCGATTACGAGTTGGCGATACTGAAGGACTTAGGGTACGGTGAGGGCATAGAGGTCGCCGAGTGGAATGGCCATAAACATCAACCTGTTCCCGAAGGAAGGAGTTGGGTATATTTAGTGCAGTATACCGCCGGTTGTGAGGGTTGGAACTGTATTAAAACAGATACGATTATATTTTACTCGCAGAATTACAGTTACAAGGTGATGGTGCAGGCTGCTGGGCGTATCGACAGGCTAAATACGCCTTACACGGATTTGTATTACTATCACTTAAAGAGTCGGTCTGGAATTGATTTGGCGATTAGTCGGGCGTTGAAGAACAAGAAGACATTCAACGAAACAAAATTTGCGAAGTGGTGACGCGAGTTTTACATTGCCTCTTATGAAAACTATATTCTAAAGGAGGAATTATACGATGAAACGTTTAGGGTGTTTTATGATTGGATTGATTGCGTTAGGTATTGACGTGGTAGAGCACATTATAGACCGCGGTAGCGTAGCCATCAGTAATTATAAATTCGAGAAAAGGTTACAAAAAAATTTACAAGAGTGAGCCCCAACAAGGGCTCTTTCTCTTTATATTTCGAAAGGAGAATGTGTGTGAAAATTCTTATATCTGTTCTAATTGCGGCTTTATTATATAGTGTCAGTTGGGGTTATAACCTGCGGTTTTATTAAACTTACAACCATGTGTTTTGGGTTGAATTTCAGTTGGTCTATGGCCACAGGGATCTGGCTTGTTATTTGTTTCTTGAAACTCGTGGTCAATCGTCAAAAGTGAAAGGAGAATGTTTTATGTTTGGGTATAATGAGTATCGCGTTAACCCGGAGCCAGATCCTTATTATGAGGGAATGCGTTTCGTTTACGTGTTTCCGAATGGATTCGGAGCGTGTGTGATTAAACATGAAGAAGAACCCCTTTGGGGGGGTAGCAATAACTTACAATAATGTTATCGTTAGGGTTGTTAGTTTGTTAAAGCCTGAGACAGTAATACTTCTTCTAGGGCGTATTAAGAAACACAACGAAAATGCTCAGCTTGATGAAGATGTAGCCGAAATGGAGGGATTCGATATATGAGTCAAGAATACGATTTATATTTGCAAAACCATCGGACCCAGGTTTCAAAAGCCTATACATGGCTGTATTCAAATTTACCTCATGTCGTGTCGCCATGTGCCGATTCTGAATGGGGTGTAGATTTTAATCACGAGCGAACGAAAAATAACCTCGATGAGTATAACGCTTACGACGAGTATTTTTATGGCAACAATCGCTCGTTTGCTGTCGTACAAGCGTTTCGAGAGGCTTGGTTATTACATATTCATCGCAATCAGCATCACTGGCAACATTGGGTGCTTTTGAACGATGATCTGGATTTGGGGATAATTACCCTAGAGATGCCATACGATCATGTTATCGAAATGATCTGCGATTGGTGGTCTTTTGGGTGGAACAAAGGTAACGTGTTTGAACTTTTTAAGTGGTACGAAGAACATAAAAATTATATAAAACTACACGAACGTACGCGGCGAATAGTGGAATATATTTTGATTCAAATTCGGGAGAAATTGGAGGAACAACAAAATGACGAAAAAGAAGATAATTAATTTAATGTTCGTAACGATGATCTGTCTTTTTTTATGTACCGCTTGCAAAAGTAAGATTGAAAAAATAAACAACGAAACGTCCAATTCAATGTTCGTTGTGCTCGAAGAAACTAACCTATGGCGCGTAGTGTTTCATAAAGAAACCAACGTTATGTATGCAGTATCATATAGTCTTGATACTAGAGGAGTCTTTACGTTACTGGTTGACGACGCTGGTGCACCACTTATTTGGAAAGGGTGGAATAATCAATGATTAAACTTGAGAACTACGAAGTTGTTGGTTGGGAACATGCTATACGAGGTATGAGGAATCCTATGAATAGCTGGGATAGATCGGACACATGCATAGGGTTTGATAACATGCAGAATATCATCGATGGGGTAACACAATTGTATATCGGCTCAAACGATCACGACCTTATGATGAAACTCGCTAAAGGTGGTCCGGTACACGCGAAGTACCGGCGAATGATTACTGTGTATGTTGATATTACGGCTCCGTTGTATTGGTGGAAAGAGTTTGATACATACAAGGTTGGTACGGTGGCGAACTCATGCTCAACGATGCACAAGATTCACGAGAAGGAATTTACGCTGGATGATTTTAGCCATGAGCATCTAATAAATCAAAATATACACCTTCTTAACACCGTAATCGATGCTTTGAACGCACATAGAGTGGCATATTTAAACACTACCACCGATATAAACGCAAACCATACACGGCTTTCAAATAAAGCGTGTGCTACTCTTAAAAAAGATATTTGGTGGCAAATGATTCAGCTTCTTCCCTCTTCCTACAACCAGAAGCGGACGATTATGTTGAATTATGAGGTTCTTGTCGGTATTTACAAGCATCGTAAGAATCATAAGCTCGATGAATGGCGTGTGTTCTGCGAGTGGATTAAGACGTTGTCGTACAGTGAGATTATTATGAGTGGAGTTGAGGAATAATGGACAAGTATTCATTAGCTGGGTTCGCCGAGTACGGACGACTTGTTTTTAGGGACACTCTTGGTAGAGTGCTGAAAATACAAGTAGTTAAAATCCTCAGCCTCTGGGCTGAAAACAAGGGGGTAGTGAAAAATGACACCGCGAGAAACGTTAGTGTCGTTGCGGCGCATACAAGCGAATCATAAGAACGATTTTGTTGGAACTGGTGAGTTGCGCATTTCTGATATGGCGGAAGACGCGGCAAACGCTATTGAAAGTTTGCTTGTGTTTTTCGACAGTATTAGAGAGTATCCGAACTGCCATAGTTGTGGGAAAGCGAAAAACTGTAGTTATGCTCCAACATTGGGTAAAATGATTCGCTACAATTGTCCGTTGTGCTCGGTGGAGGGATAAACGATTTGAAGCGGATATCAAAAACAGAGTATTATCTGGACATTGCGGAAGCCGTGTCTAAACGCAGCACATGTCTTCGCCGACAGTATGGAGCGGTTATAGTCAAGAACGATGAGATAATAGCCACGGGATATAATGGTGCTCCACGCGGTTTGGATAATTGTTGTGATTTGAATCGATGTTGGAGGGAAACGAATCGTATCCCGCATGGTGAGCAGTACGAAGCGTGTCTCGCGGTACATGCTGAACAGAACGCTATTATATCCGCGTCCAGAACGGAAATGAACGGAGCAACATTGTATTTGGTAGGTTTTGAGAACGGCATAAGAATGCCTGAGGACACGGTGAAGCCCTGTAGAATTTGCGACCGGATGCTTGTTAATTCGGGAATCTATTACGTTGTTACAGAGATGTCGGACGACTAACCGGTAATTACTGTTCGGAAAGGGGATGATAACGAATGAAAGACGTGCTTTGTATAAGCTGTGCGCATCTGGAGGTTTGTAAACATGTCGATTCGTTTTTAGCGATGCATAAAAAGATGGAAGCAATAGGGACCACGGAACACCTTACTGTTCACGTAACCTGTCAAAAATACATATGGATGGGGTTATGTCACGAAGGGCTTCGAAGCTATGTAAGAGTGTTGCTAACCTCGACCTAATGATGTATAATCAAAGTTAGGCCGTGCGCGAACCGAACAACCCCTATTATGGAAAGGAGGTTGTGATATGGATAGGTTCATAGCAACAAACCCTAAGCAGTTAGACTTGTGTTTGAAGATGCTTTATGCTGAGAAGATGCCGTTTTCCGTTGTGGTTGTGGAAACCACGAAGGGAAAAATAACGTATCACATCGGTATAAGCTCGGATGCGCAAACTTTCGAGTTGCTTTTGGAGCGATACAGAATTCTTGTATCCTGACACTTCCGTTCCGGCTAAAGGGTTATGTTAACGCATAGCCTTTTAGTCTTACCGAGTGATATATGTGATTTGAAAGAGGTGTTGTGTGTGATTATTAAGTCCAGAGTGGCGGAACCGTACCTGAATAAAGATGGGACGTGGGACGTGCGGACATATGAAATGGAAGAAGAGTATCCCGAGAGCGCTGCACGGCACTGTGAATTATGTACGTTTTGCGGTTTTACGGCTTACCCTGAATGTCGTAAATGGTGTCCAAATGAGAAATTAGCTGCCGAAAGAATGCGAAAACCGAAGGTTTAATTGATCCAAACCGCGCCCGCTTTCGAAAATGAGAGTGGGCTTTTGGCCAAGTTTTTCGGGCTGCGAGGAAAAATCTCAGAGAACGCAAGTGCAAAAAATGCATCTTCTTTTATTTTTGCCCACTTTTTATGGGTTTTTGCCCACTTTTCAAAACAAAAGTGTCCACGCAGTTAGAAGCAGTTAGAAGCAGTTAGAAGCAGTTATATAGCAGATAGACGTAGTTACGGAGATTTGCCCACTTGCCCACTTTTATTCTCTATTAATTGTGATAAAAAGTTTATATATTTATAATAGTATAGCGAAAAAAGTGGGCAAGTGGGTAACCGGTATGCTTTGTACGTAGGACACAAACCCTCTTTATTTTTTCGCGTAACTATGATATACTAAGCGATACTATAACACTCGGAGGTTGCATGTATGGAGTTTAGCATTTCGGAATTTAATGGAGAAGCACAACAATTGATGCTTTCAAAGTTAAAAACAGAATATTTGTCAACCGGGAAATATATTCGAGATCAACGGAGCATCTCTCCGAAAATCATGTCGTCCGTGTTGTTAGCTGGCGGTGCCGCTGGTACAACTATGTCTGCGAAGATGTCGTCGGTGATGTTTATGGCTACTGCCGATCCCAGCACTCTAATGCGTATTGGCTCGGGTTTTGGGGACGCAGTTTTAGGGGCTTCCGGAATCGTAAGACACGCTCCCTTTATACCGATTCCCGGATCGATTCCAGTGGTCGCCCCATTGATGGCTATGCAAGCGATGTCGTCGATGATTATTCTACAACAGTTTAACGCGATGGATAAAAAACTTAATACGATAAAAGAAACGATAGATCGATTGCTAACGCGACAAGAGGTCACAAAGCTGGCGGAACTGTTCTCGGCGGTTCGGATGGTGGATGAGTTATATGAGCAATATAACCAAGCAGGTAATTTTTCCACCGATATGCTTATTCGACTTGCGTTGGTAGAACGTGACACTATGATTTTATCGAAAAGATACGAGATTCTAGAAAACACAGAAACCTCTACACAAGAAAAAAGTATTATTACAAGTTATGATGCCTCGTGTACAATGTTGGCCTCGTTTGCAAATCTTCGCGTCAAATATCTCCGTACATGTGTCGATGTTCAGGAAAACCCTCAATTTGTCCAACGATCTACGGAATGCTTTATGGCGTTGTTGAAAGAAGACATTAGTTTATGGAACGATTTGCTACATAAATCAGATAAGTTGAAAAACGAGATGGACGAGTTCGCGGCGGAAATAGAACGATATAAAGGTATACAAAGACTTGCTCAAATTCCGAAAGAAAAAGAACTGGCTCGAAAAAAAGACGAATACACTGCGGCTATGGAAAAGGAACGTTGGATTCTCAAAGATTTTCATGCGTTGATAGATGTCGCTACGCAGATATCAGAAACGACCTGCGCAAAGATATCACCGACATTGATATATTGGCGTGACGAAGATGGCGAGCATTGCTTTGCTACGAACGAACAGGTGTTAGAAACGGCATAGTGTTCTTGCGTAATTTTTACAAGCCATATTATGAAAGAGAAACAAAGAGCTCTTTATCTCTTATCTTAATCCCGCACAAGCGGAGTGAAAGGGGTAATGATATTTATGGAACGCAAGAGGGAAGACGAGTACGACTTCATTTACGACAATGGCGACGACAGCGGAATTGATTATTCGGATTTGAGTGAAGCCGAAGATCCCGAGGATGTGATAGACAGACTTCGGGAAACGCTAGACCGAGGGCCATGTCCTGAATGTGGCAAAGTGTCAATGGTTCGAAGCGAGCAAGGGAATTGTTACTATTGTTTAGATTGCGGATACGCGGAGCATGAAGCTTTATATTTGAGAAGCCTTGCCGGGTACCCAATCGAATCAGAAGATTAAGAATTAAGGAGGAGCCCCCACAAGGGCTCTTTTCTTTTCCTTACGCGATACTAACAAATCCTATTATGAAAACTTATTTGAGGAGGATTAGTATGGAACTTGATATGAATGGGATTGTTAAAATGATTTATCCAGACGGAAGTGACAGCGGAAACGAGATTACGGTTAGGTGTCTTGTAAATTTGATACGGCGAGCGCGATATGGCTACTTCGTTGAAGTATTTGCGGCACCGGTATTGGTTGGAGTGGCTGTTGGGCTTATGTATGGGAATAGAGACAAGATTGAAAAGTTATTTCAAAAGAAAGAACCTCAAAACGCTGAAAAAATGGAAACGGAGTCCTAACGGGCTCTTTTCTTTTATATTTATGGATGCGCGAAAAAAACATACCCTTTTATGAAGAGAGAAGGATAAAACGTGACCGACACGCCTTTCTCTTTTTTTGTTTTTGGAGGTGAATCAAATGGTTAAAGTTATACAAGGCGATTTGTTAGACGCCGCCGAAGATTATATTTGCCATCAGGTTAACACGATGGGGGTTATTGGTGAAGGTATCGCCAAAGATATCAGCGACAAATGGCCAATCGTAAAAGAAAAGTATATAACCTCTTGCCATCTGGCGCAGTTACGAAACGCAAGCTTGCTCGGCACTATCTACGTAATACGAGTCACTGAAAACCAAAGAGTAGTAAATATTTTTGGGCAGACCACCTATAGAAGGGACCCGAATTATCGGATTGTGTATACGGATTACGATACGATGGAACAAGCTTTTCGCACAATTAGGGAGAACCTGAGTGGGAGTTCCCTTGCGTTTCCGTATGGTTTCGGCTGTGAAGTAGCACAGGGCGATTGGTCAACCGTTTTAGCACTCATCGAGCTGTACTTCGGGGATATGGATGTCACGATATACCAGAAGGCCACGGAACGATAATGCTGGAGAATAGATTCAAAACAAAGCTAATTGCCGAGCTCAAGGAGTTATTTCCCGGCTGTATCGTTATTCATATGGACCCGACCGAAACGCAAGGCATACCCGATTTATTGATATTATACAGGGACAAGTGGGCTGCGCTGGAAGGTAAGAAAAGCGCGAATGCCCCGTACCGGCCGAACCAGCCGTATTACGTGGAAAGAATGAACGAAATGTCTTTTGCCGCCTTTATTTACCCGGAGAATAAGGAGGAAATACTACATGAACTTCAACAAACATTACAACCTAGAAGGCCAGCACGCCTTTCTCGGCGCCAGTAAGTATCATTGGATTAACTATGATGAAAAAAAGGTAGCCGAGGTATATTCACGACATTTGGCAACACAAAAAGGAACCATGCTCCATGACTTTGCCGCGCAATGTATTCGTTTAGGGCAGAAACTGCCGCGGTCACAAAAGACTTTGAACATGTATGTGAACGACGCTATCGGGTACAAGATGACCCCTGAACAAGTTTTATATTTTTCAGAAAATTGTTTTGGCACAGCGGATGCGATTGCTTTCCGAAACGGTTTGCTTAGAATCCACGATTACAAATCCGGGGTCACCCCGGCAAACATGGCGCAGCTTGAAATTTACGCTGCCCTTTTTTGTTTGGAGTACAAGACAAAACCGGCAGATATCGAAATTGAATTGCGGTTGTATCAGTCTGATGAAATATTGTTTCACACACCGACGGCGGAAGAATTGGTTCCGATTATCGATAAAATTATATCCTTCGACCGTGTGATAACAAAAATCAGAGCTGAGGAGGCGTAAGTTGTGAACCCTATTGCAGAAGATATTTTGAAGCATTATGGAATGCCGAAACGCTCGGGGCGGTACCCTTGGGGTTCCGGAGATACCCCGTTTCAACGTAGTGGTGATTTTTTAAGTCGCGTCAGCGAGCTGAAAAACCAGGGTCTTAGCGATTTAGAGATTGCGAAATCTATAGGATTAACATCCACACAGTTTAGGGTACAGAAAAGTTTGGCCACTGACGAGCGAAGGGCCCTTAATGTGGCCACAGCCAAAGGGTTGCGAGAAAAAGGATATAGTTTGAACGAGATTGCCGAAAAGATGGGGTTTAACAACGACTCGTCAGTGCGCTCATTGTTAAACGAAAACTCGGAAGCGCGCATGAATCAAGCCCGCAAAACCGCCGACTTTCTAAAACAGCAAGTGGATGAAAAAGGCATGATTGATATCGGGGTTGGCGTTGAGCGTGAATTAGGCATATCAAAAGAAAAGATGCGCGAAGCGGTTTATATTCTGGAAAGGGAAGGATATGAGCGTTTCGGCGGGGGTGTTCCTCAGGTCACAAATCCGGGCAAACAGACCAATATACAGGTTCTTTGCCCTCCCGGTACAGAACACAAAGGTATTTACAACTTCGGGAAAGTCCATTCTCTGGTTGAATACGCATCACACGATGGCGGTGACACCTTTGATAAATTCGTGTACCCGAAGAGCATGGACTCTGACCGTGTGCAAATTCGGTATGCCGAAGAAGGCGGCGAGGATAAAGACGGCGTTGTTGAAATTCGCAGAGGCGTGGATGATTTATCGTTGGGCGAATCCCGCTATGCGCAAGTCCGTATTCTGGTGGACGACTCCAAGTACATAAAAGGTATGGCGGTATATTCCGATGATATGCCTGATGGTGTTGATATCGTGTTTAACACGAACAAGACATCGGATACCCCGAAAGATAAGGTTTTGAAGCCTATCGCGAATGACCCGGATAATCCATTTGGTTCGTTAATCAAGGCTGGTGGCCAGAGCTATTATATTGATAAAAATGGCGACAAACAGCTTTCGCTTATCAACAAACGTGCCGAAGAAGGCGACTGGGGCGAATGGAGCGACAACCTCCCATCGCAGTTTTTATCAAAACAAAGTATCACGTTGATTCGCAAACAGCTCGATTTGGCGGCCGCGGATAAGCAAGCCGAATATGACGAAATATGCGCATTAACAAACCCCACTGTAAAAAAGTCCTTGCTGAAGTCCTTTTCTGACGATTGCGATTCAGCGGCAGTGCATTTACAAGCAGCAGCGTTACCGAGGCAAAAGTACCAAGTTATCTTGCCTATTACTTCTATGAAAGACACGGAAGTATACGCGCCGAACTATAACCCCGGCGAACAGGTAGCGTTAATTCGATACCCTCATGGCGGTACCTTTGAAATCCCCATTTTAACAGTTAACAATAAACAACCTGAAGCCCGAAAGGTGCTTGGAACTACCCCCGTCGATGCGATAGGCATCAACAGCAAGGTGGCTGCTCGACTATCCGGTGCGGATTTCGATGGCGACACGGTTATGATTATTCCTGTGGGCGGCAAGGTGAAAATTACTTCGACCCCGGCGTTGAAAGGACTTGTGGGGTTTGACCCTAAGATGGAGTATCCCGAGCGCGAGGGTATGAAGTATATGAAGAACACCCAAACCGAGATGGGGAAAATCTCCAACCTCATTACCGATATGACGCTAAAGGGGGCGACCCAAGACGAGATTGCAAGAGCGGTTCGGCATAGCATGGTAGTTATTGACGCGGAAAAACACAAATTAGACTACAGGCAAAGCGCCCAAGATAACGGGATTGCCTCTTTAAAAAAGAAGTACCAGGGGCGAACGGATGAAGATGGTAATTATCGGGAAGGCGCGGCTACGTTAATCTCACGCGCTAAATCGGAAACCTCTGTGGTTAAGAAAAAAGGGAGCCCCACCATCGATAAAGAAACGGGGGTGCTGTTATGGAAAGATGTAGATGACCCTGTGTATGTGGATAGTAGGACCGGTAAGACCAAAACAAGGACCCAGCCCAGCACACAGATGGCCGAAACAAAAGATGCACGCACCCTGTCGTCAGGAACCCCCCAAGAAGAGGCCTATGCGGATTATGCCAACCGGATGAAGGCGTTGGCGAACCAGGCCCGTAAGGAAATGGTAAGCACCGGGAAGATTACATATTCCGTTTCTGCAAAAGACACATACCAACACGAAACGGATACGCTCCTGGCTAAGTTGAATGTGGCGCTGAAGAACGCGCCTCGTGAAAGACAGGCGCAAACGACAGCTAACGCGGTGGTAGCGGCTAAAAAACAAGCCAATCCTGACATGACGAAGAGTGAAATTAAGAAAGCGAGCCAGCAGGCGCTTGCCGCCGCTCGCGCGTCTGTCGGGGCTAAGCGCCAACTTATCAAGATAACAGACCGCGAATGGGAGGCTATTCAAGCAGGCGCGATTAGTGAAAACCGATTGTATCAAATCCTCAACAATGTCGACATTGACGAACTTCGTCAACGTGCAACGCCGCGAACGACGACAACGTTGAGTGTAGCAAAGATTAACAAAATCGCCAGCATGAGTGCGTCGGGGTATAGCACTTCGGAGATTGCAAAGGCGATTGGGGTATCAACTTCGACGGTATCTAACTACGTGAAGGGAAAGGAGTGAACGCCCAGTGCAAAGCGGATACAGGTTGACGACGGTCGACAACCCCTATGACCCGTTTGAACAGTTCGCTTCTTGGTTCCTGTTTGACACGGAAAAAGGATACAATTCTTGCGCTTACTTGGGAAGAATCGCGAGAATTTCGGAGCAACTTTCGGAAGAAGAGAATGCTGTGGAAGTTGAGAGAGCGATTGACGAGATTATTGAGTATGACTTTATGAATCTTTATCGGAAAGTAACGAGGGAAAAACGTGACGGAGGGCGGTGTATCTATTACTTCTGATTGATGGAGGGGGGTGTTGCTAAAACGGCACCCCCTCCGCCATCGCCCCGGTCTTCAAAAATTCTCCGGGGGGATGTTTTTAGAGAGTGTTCCAGGTTCATGCCCGTTAAACGAATCCGCAGAGTCACCCATCCGAGGGCGTCGGTCTTTCTTCATCTCCTTTCAAAGGACATGGCGTTGGGCGGCTTTGCGGGTTTGTTTAATTGGTATGAAACGGATGCAAAACAGAACATGAAGTGTAACCCTCTCGCCGAAAACAGGCGTTATATTAGGGTTAAAGGGGGCAACGGAAATGAAGAAAGTTCGGGCGGAAACGGAGCCTGCATCTTCGAGAAGAATGCGACCGGCGTTGTCGCCGGAGGCCCGAGAAAACCAGTTGATTTCCGCGGCGGTGGATCTTGCCGAGAAGCAATTGGTGGAGGGGACGGCTTCAGCTCAGGTTATCACTCATTATTTGAAGCTTGCCTCGTCAAAAGAAAAACTCGAGCAGGAAATCCTTCTTCAACAGAGGGAACTTATGAAGGCGAAGACCGAGGCAATCCAATCCGCGCGAAATGTGGAAGAACTTTATAAAGACGCATTGAATGCTATGCGGTCGTACAGCGGTAGCAATGTTGAAGAGGTGTAGTGGATGGCGAGAACATATCGAGAGATGCTTCAGCTAAAGACCTTTGGTGAACGTTTCGAATATCTCAAACTTAGCAGTTCTGTCGGGGTGTCAACTTTCGGTTTTGAAAGGTATTTGAACCAAATACTGTACCAGTCGAAACGATGGAAACAGGTTCGAAGGGATGCTATTGTTCGCGATGGCGCTTGCGATCTCGGTATCGAGGACAGAGAAATAATTGATAGAATTACGATTCATCATATCGAACCCATAACTATCGAGGACATTGAAATAGGAAGACCTTGCGTGTTCGATTTGAATAATTTAATCACAACTGCGTACGAAACACACAACGCGATACATTATGGAGATATTTCGCTAATACCGCATTTACCGCCGGAACGAAAGAAAGGAGACACATGCCCGTGGAGAGTATTCTAACCACTATAAAGAAACTTCTTGGAATTGAAGAGTCGTATGAACAATTTGACACCGACATACTGATCGGCATAAACGCCTCAATTGGGACATTGCGACAACTCGGCATGATGGTTCCTGCCGGTTTCGTAGTCTATGATAAAAATGCAACTTGGCAAAAACTGCTGAACAATCGCAAAGATCTAGATTTTGTAATAACATTTATTCATTTACATACTCGCTTGATTTTCGATCCCCCGCAAAATGCGTTTTTAGTTAAGGCTATCCAAGACCAACTAGAAGAGTTGACATGGCGCATTAACGTGGCAGCCGAGGCAAAAGACGCAAATGCTTCGGTAGGCCCTAGCGCCGCCACGATGGAAGAGGTGTTAGCGAGATTGGGGGTCGCCATCCTTAACGGCGGGAACGAAACAGGCGAAACCCTCACCATCGGGAACGAAACAGGCGAAACCCTCACCATCGGCACCAAGGACGACGCGGATGTGGTCTTGATACGCGGCAACGAAGCGCGGGCCACGCTCGGGGAAGATGGCGTGGTGGTTGACGGCTCCAAGTCCGGCGGGCGTTACGGGCTTATGGTCAATGGCAACTCTAAATTTTCCACGGGCGGCGACTACGATGTCGAGTTTACAAACCAATACCTCGCCAAGTTCACGGCCAACGGCATTTACGGCGGCTGGGTGGCGGTGGATATCAACAACGACGCAAACGGCGCGGGCGGAGGACTCCGCCTCATGCACAAGGGCGATATACTGACGCAAATTATAGTCGGTGCGCCCAATTACCCTTTCTCCGAGGGGCTGACCTTTGATGTGACCAATGGCAAGGTGTTAACGTTTGCACTGCGCCGCGCAGACGGCTGGCTTAAATTCACCGGCGGCCCAACGAAAGGGGAACCTTACTTCCTCGCGTTTGACCGCGCGAACGCCCGGCTGGTGGTGGGTGATGGCAACGACGGCTCCTTGGGTTTGGCGAACGGGCGAATCGAAAAGAGAGTTGCCGGGGCTTGGGTGCCGTTTTCGAACGTGTCGGTTGGCACAGTGACGACGACCATGGGCACGGCGGGAACTCCGGCCGGGGTGGCTGTTCGGCTAAACGGGACGGCGCTTGATTTTGAGTTTACGATACCGGAGGGCGCAGCCCCCGAACCCTTGCGTTCCGAACCGTTTACGGACGATGACGCGCGCTGGAGCGCGGCAGTAAATGATATCTACACACTTACAGTCCCGCACACAAACGCTTACGCCGCAGCCGTTTTCAAGCAGGACGGGGCTGTGTATTCGCAAGTATCGGCGGACATACAGCGCGACAATACAAACGTGATGATACGAACAATGGACAAATTTAGCGGCTATGTGCTGATGGGGGCGACGATATGATTTTGCCAAGTAATCCTACTCAATTAGATATACAAAAGGCAATAAAAGATTTGGAATCGCAGATGCAACAGCTTTTTACATCTGGCAGTAACGGCAAAGCCGCCCTTGTTGCTGCCATAGAAGCGGGAGGCGGCACGGTTGAGACGGCCGGGACATATCCAACGTTTGCGGAGCTGGTGGCGGGGGGGGAAAGCATCCCCACCCTTCCGGACATCCCGGAA